CTTGCCACTTTTGGCGTCTATGGCGTTACGTAGGAAGTTCCCCGCAACCTCGAATATCCTTCCAGAATATCGTGAGTCAACATTCATGCCCAAATCCATCAAATTCTTGTAACTTTCTTCCGCTTCTATGGCCAATTTGTCTAACTCGAGGTCTGACAGTTCACCCAGTCCTTTTACCTGTGGCAGGGCCGCCGCTACTTTGTCAAATTCTGCATAACTTTTCTGTAAATTCTTCTGTGTCTGTGGATCCAGGTTCTTAGCAGATGCATGTTGTCCATTGGATTCCTTGATCTTCTTGTCTTTTTCCTTCTTGTCTACCTCTTTGAATGCTTCTTTGACATTTGGTAAATTGAGGATGTCTTCTAGTTTCTTTGTCATTGCTATATTTACTTACGTTTGCCGTTGTGGAACAACTGCTCTTCTGACACAACCCTAAATCTTATTTTCCGTTGCTTGGCATATGCGTTTGCGGCCTCCCATTTGGCCATGTTGATAACCACCTGTTTCTTCTTGGCCATGCTCTTGCCCGCGGCCTCCATCGATGTCTGACTCATGGGTTTGACCTCCACCATCTCCGCGTGTTTGCGACCTTCCTTGTCCTGGTACACTATGAAGAAGTCTGGCACGTATACGGTGTACTTGCCCGTGAACGGGTGCCTGTATGGTATCTTGATTGATTCTGATGCCCACTGATACACGTTAGGATGTTCATCACACAGTCTCATGAATGAGTGTTCCCAACTTGATCTGTATGTGGGTGTTTTCGTGCCCACGTACTTCTCAGCATTCTTGGGAGAGAACTTGCCCCTAGCAAATCTCGGTAACATTAGTCTATGATGTTTCTAGATACCGTCTCTTTGGTGGCCAGTGTTTTCCTCACACCCAGCCTGCTTGACTTGTACCTGTTGGCGTTGAGTATTATCGTGATCACTTCTGAGAGCAGAGCTGGTGTGGCGTATGTCAACTTATCCAGTATCTGTTGCGGTTTGATGTCGTCTATCTTGGCCTGTGCCAGTATAGCGTATGAAGTTGATTCCGCCGCCGTCCTGGAGAAACCACGTTTCACGAAATAGGCTATGGTGCTGTCGTACTCTCCCTGATTGAATTCATAGTCGGTCTGGTACTGAGTAGTGGTCAGTTTGTCCACAGTCTTTTGTAATTCATCTTTGTCTTTTGGTGGTAGGTTTGTGTAGAATTCAGCCATTATATTGTCGCCTTCTCAACCACTATCTGGACGTCCTTGGAGTTTCTTGGTATTCTTATGTATCCTTCTGTGACCAACTTCCTCATATCTGTGATTGCTTTGTTACTGTACACGCTCTTGATATTGTCCGACGAGCCTTCGTATTCGATGTTAGATTGTGCAATCGTTAATCCTTTTCGAGACCCAACGTCTCTGAAATAAAGGGCGGCCGCCACCTCATCTCTGACGTTCTCGTCGTTGGACACCAGATTGAATGATTCACTCTCTCCCAGGAAGTTGACAGTGCCACGTTGGATTGTTTTATCACTCTGCTGTTGGCCTTGTCCTTGTTGTCTGCCGTGCCGGCCAATTGTGATATGGAACTGGCATTCGCTATCGCCGTCGCACCAACAGTGAATCGTGCTATTGGATTGGTGATGTTCGAAGACTGTTTGCCGATCTCAAGCACACCCTTCTTGGCTATGCCTTTCAACTCTTGTTTGACGTTTGACTTCTTGATTTTCTTTGCATTGTTATAGGTGTTGGATGCACCCAGTATGGCACCTAGTATGTTGCCCTGTTTGTAATTTTTGATTACTGATCCCACACCGTCCACGATACCGCCAGGACCAAATATGCTGTTGGTGCCACCACCCAGTATAGACAGTGGGCTAGGAGACTGATCATAATTTATGGTTGCAAATCCTTTGACCGCGTCCCTGCTTATTACGCCTGCCTTGTATATCACTGTTTCGTACAGAATCTGCATGGAGTTGCTCATTACACCTGTGCCGTCTGCTTGATCTAGGTTGTCGTGGGAGAACGAACCAATGACTGGATTGACCAGGGTCATTGATGTGAATCTCTTTTTGTGTAACACAAAAATCTCTATGCCTTTCAGGTAAGGTTTACCCCTTTCCCTGGGTGTGTCCATTCCAAACTTGTTGAATTTTTGAGCCTGGTCTTTGAAGTTGTAGTAATCGTCTTTGGTGGCAGAGATGGCCAGGTCGGTATTCATTGACACGGAATCTGCTATGTGGTACTCGTAGTACTTCTTCCAGAATGCGTTCACTGTGTCTGCGTGGTCATCATGGAAAGTGATGTTCACAGGGTCGTACGCTATCCTGGTACCTAGGTACATCTTCTTGTTGTACTGTGTCTTCTCCTCGTAGCTCAGATTGTACTTTGGTAGGTCACAGGCTTTGACCAACATGTTCAGTTGCAGTTTCTCATTTGCCGCGAACCCTGGATTGAACAGGCTTTCGTCTGTGTTGAAAACCACATGGAACAGGAATTTCTGTTTTGGCATCAATTTGAAATTGTCGTCTACGTACAATCTAGATGCGTGTTGGTAGTCTTTCATCCCTGGAAGACCGTCTTGGAAACCTTGTAAGAAGTTGTTTATGCTTGGCATACTGTTATTTATAGTCACAAAAAAAGCGCCTATAAAGACGCTTTTGATGTTATAATTGCTAACTTAATTTTTTATATTACTGTCCACCACCTGTACTTAGAGTACCGATCGTTCTAGTCACTGCTGTTCCAATTCCTGTTCCTGTTGGAGTTTGGATCGCGTTGTCATATCTGACCTGCATGGTGATAGTTGCTGGTTCTGAAGTGCTGTATGCCAGTGAGTTGTAGTTCACGTTTTCAATGAACGCACCGTACAATTCAAATGTTTCTAGCACATTTGGTGTACTCGCACCGTTACCACCGTCTAGCATTTCAATTCTAGCAGTGAATTTGTAATCAATGCCTGACGCCGCTGAACTTTGTTCAAAGAAGTCAAATTGTTTCTGGATCTGTTCGCCAACCAGTTTAGTAACTGAGTTGTTGACATCATCTCTTAGGTTGATTGTGATCGCTTCCCAACTGTGTTTACCTGCAACGTATACTTTAGAATTGTACACGTCCAGTGTTACATTTTCAAAAGATAATTGTGGTCTTGTGATGTCTATCACTTGTTTCGTTAGTTCTGATCTAGGTGTTGATACTCCAAAATTCTCAAGAATTGCTCTGAAACGATACTGTAGTTTTGGCATCAATAAACCTTGTGATGCTGAACTCTGATCGGTTGCTAGTGGTACTGTGAATTTTGATAAAGTTGATATTGCCATCTGTTTCTCCTATTTATCCAAAATTAGTTCCCTAACTTTGCAATTTCTCCTGTGTTTTTGATTCTCAACGGTATGTAAATGAATTCAACTGATTTTATTGGTTCAATTGCGATGTCCACGTACAGCTCGTTCCTGTCTATCCTTGTAGGTGTGTTGTTTGTGCTGTCACATACTACTAGGAAGTCAAATAGTCCCCTCTGTCCAACTAGTTCTAGCAAGAAAGATTCTACTGCACCTTTGATCTCGTTTCTAGTCAGTTCGTCATTTGGTTCAAAGATGAACGGTTTAGCAATGGCGTCTAATTGTGTTCTTAGATACACTGCCAATCTTGAAACGTTTATCCTGTCCAAAGCCGAACTTGCCGATGTCTTAGTCAAGTTACCAAAATTAACAATCCCTGCGCCTGCAAAGAAAGTGATTGGGTTGATCTTAACTTCGTGCATTGAATCCCTCACTGACTCTGTTACAGATATTGTTTCAAACTCTCCTGTTGCTGAGTCTATGTAACCAACTGCTGTTGCGTTGTCAACGACACCTCTTCTTGTTCCTGATGGTGCGAACCATGGGAAAGCGATGTTGTCGTTGTTCGCAAGTGTTCTCAACATCATGTGTGATGGTGGAACAACAATAGTTTTTCCTGTGTTGTCTGTTGTCTGTCCTGACGGATAAAACACACCCAAGTATTCACTTGAACTCACCAGGCCGTCTTCACCATTGTCAAGTGCCGCCGCTGAATTGTTCGCCCAGTTTTGTATGCTAGTTGACGTTCCTTCTAATCTCAATGGAGTGTCACCAACTATAAACGCTGTGTTGTTTCTGTCCGTGTTCAAAGTAATCATGTTTGCAATCAATTCAGGATAACCAGGTGTAGCAATAACATTGAAGCCTCTTTGGTCTTCTCTGATTGCTTGGTTTGTGTCGATCTCTGATTTAAGTTGCTCAACTATCACTTTTCTCTGTGCTTTTCTACCGAAAGAGCCAGATCCGTCTGCGTTGTTGCTTGATTTAGTAACCCATCTGTCAGGGAAGTAAGTTGATACACTCTCGTTACTTGTTCTGATGTTACCTAAACCTGCTGATCCGCTTCCTGGATATTTCGTAGTTGTAATGTAATTGTTTTTGTATTCTTTAACATTGTAACCTGAACGTCTAGTGTTCCACAGCAATATACCTTGTGGGAATAAAGCCGGATCTGGAGCATCTGGATCTAGGAAACCATCACTCAATAAGTCTTTGATTGAACTTGGTGATCCTGCACCGCCCGTTGACAATGAATCTGCCTTGTCGGCCGCTGTGTGATATCTAGCATCCGCAAAAACAACGCCGTCTTCTGTTGTTTGGTCTGCTTTGTCAACAAGTTCCCAGGCCGCACCTGATGTGGTCACTGCCACTTGGTTTGATGTGTTTGTAGAACTTATCGTTGCCGCTGTGTTGTACTTGTAAAGTTTTGGATAGTTCTCAAGGTCACTTGTGTCGATCCATAAGTCGTTTGTTACAAGTGCTGTACCATCTGACTGGGTAGTTGGTGCTGTTGCTGAAAACTGTGGACCATTTGGATCTGTTGTTGAGTATGCTGTGGCATATCCAACGAAAGTAGTTCCATTGTGTGCCATGATATCTGCTTCGTCAGTTGCAGTGTGATACCATAATGCGCCGTCTGCCGGCTCATTTGTTGGAGAACTTGTTGAAGCAGTGTAGCTCAATCTCTTCCAGTTGCTGGCCATGATACCTGTGTTAGCACTTGAGTCAAGGCTCTCACCTGTTGGTAGGTCATACAAGTTGTCGATCAATGTTGCACTGTTTGCCGTGTATGTTCCATAACTGTGTGCCGTTGTTGCACTGAAACCTGCATCTGATAATGGTGTTCCAGTTGTGTCAAACATTCTGAACTCACCGCCCAATGCGTGTGTCATAACGATCTCACCAGTAGTCAGTTTACTTGCAGAAACATTTGTTAATCCTGCACCGTTCACTGCCGCGATAAAGTCATCAGCACCTGTACCACCTAGTGTTACTGTTACTGCTGAGCTCAATGCTTCTTGGTTCTTAACTGATTCCTGTATTGAGAAAGTCTCTGAACTTGTGAAAGTCGGAGATGTGCTGTTACTTGTAATAGTTGTAGCACCACCCTCGTATCTGAAAAGTTGGAAGTCACCAACGTTCGGAGTGGCATCTGTGGCATCTCCCGCTGTCATTGACTCTTCCGTTACATTGTACTGTGCGTACACTGTGCCTGTGGACAATGCAGTTCCACCGTTCGCCGCGTCTAGGTTGTAGATCGCAGAGTGGTGATTAGCATACAGTGGACTAGCAACTTGAGAGAAACTAGCACTTGCTGTGCTGTAAAGTTTTGTAACTAACGCCGCACCCGAGTTTGCAGAAGTGGTCTTGAACCATACCGAACCGTTGGGTCTGTTCTCATCTGCTGTCTTCCAGGTAGGTCTGTTAGTGTGTTTGTCTTGTAGGAATTTAGGTCCATTGTTAACACCTGCTGTGATACCTAGGTCTGCCAATAGTGTTCCATTTCCTTCTTCGAATCTGATAGTGCCTGCACCACCTGTTGAGTCACCTAGTGCTTTACCGTTGTGGAAGATTTCTAGGTTACCTGTTGTAGCGTTTACACTTGCTGTTACGTTAGTAACATTTGATCCAATAACTGTCGCAACGCTCGTAAGTGTTGTACTATTTGTTGTTATGGTCACACCGTTCATGATCATTGTGTGTCCACTAGTCACTGTGGTTCCTGAAGCAACTGACACAACCGGTAGAGATGTTGACCATGCTTCTGATCCAACATGTACCCAAGTGTTACTTGCTGTCTTCTTGTAGATCTTGTTTGTAACGTGTGTCGTGTTGATTGCGTAATCACCAATTACACCGATTGAAGTTTTTGGTGCACCAGTAGAAACACCGCCAACTAGGTCACTTGTTGCAGTGATCAATGTCGGAGTGATCGATGTGAATGATTGATTAGTCTGTGACCACTCAAACAAACCATAACTGCTTGATGCAAGGTCAAACCAGTATGTGCCGTCTGTTGGTGCCGCTGTCGGTGCCGAGGCACTTCCAACTAATTCTGCTGTGTCCACATTGGCCCTAAGAACAAAAGCTCTGTTGGCAATTCCTAAGAATGAGTATGCCGCTTGTAAGCCGTATTCGTTCAGTTCATTACCGTTAAGGCTGTTTCCTGAAGCGTCTGTGTAGAATTTTGGATCTCCAAAAGTCTCTGTTAATTCTCTCTGGGACGAGATCAAATATGCAGTGTTGGCGTTGGCAGTTTGTGTGCCTGTTGCTGTGCCGTCTCCCGCACCATTTTGCTTGTCCTGTGATGATGCTACTATGAATAGTGGTGTTGTACCCGCATCTGATGGTACATAGAAACTTTCGTTTATTACTGAAACTTCTACTCCTGGTGATGTTAATGCCATTTTTCGTATTCTCCTTGCAAGTTGTACGTATACTAGAGTTATTTATTCAATCATACGGTTTTGCTGACATAATTTACCGTTTTCTTGGTGCCTATATAGGTTACGTAAATACACACATGCAGTACAAAGACAGACCGTTGTGTACGGAGTGCAAGACCAAGCCCAGGGCCTATGCCTACCAGAGATATGGCAGAGTGTATTGGCGGAGTCGCTGTGACACCTGCATCAGGAAACGGGCTGGCAAACGGGTGGGCGGTGTGACTGCCTTGCAGAGATCAGGATATAAAAAGAAAAACAAGTGTGAACTTTGTGGGTTCAAAGCACAGGCCAAGGCACAACTAGATGTGCTGTTTGTGGACGGAAATCTTAGGAATACTGTGGTGACTAACTTAAAAACTGTTTGCGCCAATTGCCAAAGGTTGGGCAGTACCCGTAGACTTGGATGGCGGGTTGGTGATCTTGTTGCTGACGATTAGGCCATCTATTTTAGCGTATAGTTCTTCTTTTGTACCGTCGTTATCAATCACGAAATCAAACTCTTCTCTTGCCCATGCATATTCTGAACTGTGTATGCCTTGTGGTTCAATGTTGCCCTCAACGTAATTGACAAACCAGTCAGGATCAAATCCTCTTTTCACAAGTATGATCTTGCCACCGTGCCTTCTGATCTGTTTGACTTCATTGGGGAATCTTGTATCTGCTATCACGGTGTCTTGTCCCTTGTACCTACCAATGCAACTGTCCACCCATATTCCGTCGTACATGTGACCACGCATCACTTCCGTACCAAAGTACTGCAACACCCATCTCGGAGTTGTGGGTTTGCCAAACTTCTCACTCCAGTATTGGTCCGGTTGTTCTCTCCAGTGCCTGCTCGATTCAGTGTCTCCTTCAAGCATGTTCCTGTCCCAATTGAACATCGATGCCACGGCATCCTTTAGACTCTTTGCGAAACTGTCTTTTTGATATCCATGTTTTTCTACGAGTCTATCCGCGACTGTGCCTTTTCCAGAACCGATCAAACCTACTACACCTATCAACATAGGTTTATTATACTATTTTTTTAAACGTTTTTCAATCTCTTTGATTGCTTTTCTTACAGATCTTAATATGGATGATCTCAAGGTTTTCTTGCGTTCTTTCAACGCCTTTATGCTCATTAACTCAAGTTCCTCTACCAAACTTTCCAGTTCTTCCAGTGAGAGGTCAGAGTATTTTTTGAATTGTGAACTTTTCATTGCAAGGTATTTAAATGTAGTTTGGTGTCAATTAACCAATAACAAAACTGTGCGGTGTTCCGCCTTCTTGGAAGTTTCCTATGTCTGCTTCCAGTCTCTCTATCTCTGCCTGTCCCTCGTTCTTCAACGCATCGCCGTTAAGCGTTGTGCCACCCTGTGGACCTGCTATTGTGTTGAACTTGCCTCTCGCTTCGCCTAACATTATTTTAGACACAGCAAGTGTGTAATCTCTGATCCATGGTTTTGAGTAGATATCTTTAAACAGTGTGATGTCTGGTCTAAAGTTGTCAGTGTGCATAAGCACTGTCTCATCGTCAGCTCTAGGTCGTTGTGTTATCGTTAATTTTTTTGTCGCAACATCAAAATGGAACTGTATGAAACTTCCAAACATCTTTCCAATCATTTCTTGGTATGATGCGAAAGCATAGTAAGTTGCCAGTCCACCGGTTGCACCTGCTCTCAACAGGTAGGTGT